TAATCCCGTTCAGCGGTGTCTGCCAGTCGGGGGCCGGTTGCATTATCCACGCCGGAGGTGCCGGTGGCTTCACGCACGGTACCGGAGCAGGTGGCGTTGATCCGCAGGCGCTTACGACCAGCGGCAACATCAGCACGCAGAGTTTCATTTTCAGCTCTCGCATCGGCTAACTCCCTCGAGTATTTTGCATCGAGCGCAGCAACATCACGCTGGCGCACCTGCATGTCAGTAATGGTGGCATTCGCCTGTTCCAGCTCTCTGGCTTTTTTATCGCGCTGCGCTTTGTAGGTGAGCGCGTTGTCACGGTAATGGCTTGTTGCCAGCCACAGCGCACCATAGCCAACCGCCAGGACAATAATCACCACACACAGAACACGGTTCATCTCTCCTTCACCCCACCAGTCCCGATAACGTCAGGACTCGCCAGGCGGTGGAAAAGAAAATGGCAACCAGCATGACTAAAAATGAAATGCCGACAAGTACACAGAGGCTCTTCACCAGCGTTATGAGTTTATCTGATATCATTAGCCACCCCATCAATCCGCCTTTGTTATTTTCCCTTTGCCTGTATCAGCCAGGACAAAATCAATCAGCATATTCGCTTCATTTACCAGCGTACGGATTTTTGATACATGCGCGGCTTTAACCTGTTTCCACTCATTCAGCCCGGTAGCAAACACACTGGCAATGTTTTTATCCCGTTTCATGTCAGCACAAGCCTGGTTGAGTTCTTCCATCACGCTCATTTTACGGGGATTAACGACAAAACCCCTCGTCCAGTACTCGTAAAGAACATCGTCGCACTCTTCCTGATACCGGATGACCTTATCGCGGATTTCGGGTTTACTTTGTTGGGATTAATGGTTTGTAGCCAGCCGGCAAGTTTTCGAAGTGGCATGGACACCATATTGCGTTGTTTCCCATCCTCAGCAACCATAACGATTTCCGTATAGTTGACGCAAAACGCTGTCTTAACTTAGCCAACTGTGATTGCCAGGCCAGCCCCATCCCCGCAACGACAGGTTTCATGGGAACGTATGGTTCGCCATTATGGTTAACTACATAAAGAGAGTTGCCGTGAAACGGCACGGCCATCATATTCATCGGTTATTTCCTTTTAGTGATGAACCTTGTCTCACAGGAATCCAGCCCACAGAAAGGCACCGACAGCCAAACCGGTATCCTCAAGGGTCATCCTGAAAGGTTCTGTGTTGTGAGATGCGCGTGAGATGCGCAGAAATGACAAAGGCATCATTACGGTGCCTGAGTGTTAAACAACTGTTTTGACTTTATTCACTTACATTTTGCCAATTTGCAGGATTTCGTGTTATCCGTCCATGTAAGCAAACCTCATTTTTCAGCAAAATATTCTGCTTATCTGTCGATTCCCCAGCACGCCAGCGCGCTCTCCTGGTCACGACGGGATACCTGACCGTAACAGTTATTTGAGCGAATACGGCAGTCCCTGCCACCGTCCTTAATCCACCAGCGAATCGCTTCGCAGGCACCTTTTCGATCTCCTGCATTAATCCGTCTGTAAAACGTCGACGGGAAACACTTACCGGGGCCAATGTTGTACGGACAGAATGACGCGATCCCCGCTTTCTGGGGTTCGGTCAGCGGCACTCTGATGTTTTTCTCCACCCATGCCAGCGCCTTATCACGCTCAATGGCGTTAACCCGGTCGCACTTTTCCTTCGACAGCTTCATGCCAGGAATAACAGGCTTACCATCCCCCGGGTGGCTCCACGGCAGATGGTCCAGATACCCGCACCATCACGGTATGCTGTGGTGTGGTTACCTTCCTTTTCATCCAGAAACTGGTCGAGGATTTCAGGCGCAGACGCCCCTGCACCAATCAGCGCCAGAACGGCAGCCGACAGGCCGTATCTGATTTTTGCGTTCATGGATATTTATCAGGGTTTATCGATTTCAAATCCCTGGATATGTTAAGTCTTCAGGCCAGCGGTGGAGTCTTCAGAGAACCCGTAATTATTCCCGGTAGTTTTCCTCTGTAGGTTATCAACACATCCTGCGCCTCTAAAATTACGGGACGCTTTTCCGGTAACGGACCATCCCCTTCACATAACCCGGCAGCAACATCCATGAAAAACTGCTTCGCCTGCTTTTTCGCCTCAGCTTCGTAAAACTCCAGCGTGGCACCTTCAGTACGGTCAAGACTAATCGCCACATCTGGCAACAACAGTGACGGATACCCACCAATTTCCGGTGCCACAGTAACAGTAATCTTATCCGGGTAATTATTTATCCCTTTAACAACCAGTTCGTATTTTTTCTTCATCACTTTACTCTCCCCGCGCCGCCTTACGCCGGTCTTCTTTAATCTTGAAATACAGGTTCGTCAGATATGTCAGCAGCCCAAACAGCAGACTCCCCAGCACGCCTATCGCCACCCACTGGGACGGAGAGACTTTGTCCAGCAGCTGCAGTAACCAGTATCCCGTCCCCACCGCTGACGTGGTGTATGACACACCCGTTGTGATTTTTTCCATCTGGTACATACCCCGTCTCCCGTTATCCGGAAGCTGACAACAATAAAAAAGCCACCAGTTAACTACTGATGGCTCTGATAACTCATGCAGGCGTCTCAGACGACCCACTGACACTACCGGTGAGTTTAACGATACCTTCCATTTGACTGGCTCACTTTTTATGATGATGCCGGTGCATTTATCTCCAGCACCAGACTTTCTATCTCAACGCCATACGCTGCATTTTTTGTAACATCCGTCAGCGTCAGCGCATTCAGTCCCAGTGTCAGACTGTCTTTTATAACCTGGAATGCCGGGCCAGCCACTCCATTCAGTTTCGGAGTAACCGTGGCACTGCCGGCGGTGAACACCAGCTCCAGCGTCTGCCAGTCGTTACCGTAATCGCCGAACTCCCCCAGCTTCGTGTTTCCGGCTTTCCTGTGATGCATCAGATTCACTCTGCCGTCAGTGGTCTGAGTGAAGTACGACATCAGGAACGGATTACCGGTACCCGTCATCGCCACACCATCAGGAACGGGAGCATCCGTATACAGATAAATCCCCAGCCCGAACTGATTGTTGGTCAGTGCGCCTGACAGGCGGAACTTACAGGTCAGTCTGCCGCCCTGTGTCAGCAGGGTAATTGCGTCATCCACCGGATGCGTCAGGGACCAGGTTTTATTGCTCTGCCTGGTGATCTTAAATACACCATCTGACAACTGAATTCCGCCATCCTTAATGCTCCAGCCCTGCGCAGCAGCCTCTCCGGCTGCCGGCAGCAGGGAGATTGTGCGAACGGACGTATCTGCAGACGGACCCGATGGCGTGTTGCCGCCGGGCGAGGGTTTGATTTCCGGTGCCTTACCACTGATGAAGGCTGAGGTGCGCCCGGCTGCGTTCAGAATAGCGGTTGCCAGCCCTCTTTCAGTTTGTGTGTCAGCTTTTCCGCAAGGTCTGACGGCGACGCCGCCCTGACAACATCATAATGTTTAAATGTCATTATTCCTCCCCTTTCCGGGATTTTCCTCAACAGTTGCGGGCCACGGTCCGGCCACAAGGAGAATCAAAAGAGGAGAACCGCAGCCCGCAAAACGAAAAAGGCCGCGCAGTTGCGCAGCCTTATAAACCCTGGTTAAAATCCACACGATAAAAATGACAATGCAAGTATCTCATGCTGTTGCCCGAACCCACTCGGGCTTTTTTTTGCATGTAAAAAGGCTCCTGCGATGAGAAGCCTGGATATATGCCTAATCTCTGTATACAGCATGATGCCGGGTGCCTCCCGGTGAATTCTGCAATGACCAGACAGAATCCGCAACTTGCCTATACAATACGCAACCAAACATCTGTCATTATGCCCCGCCGCTCAGGGGGATTCATCATGCAGGATTTTTTTAACAAACGCTCAGCATGTCAGGCAACAGTCAACTGCCTGAATTGTGAGGCATTTAACATTTCACTGTCCGGTGTCTTTCCTGTAATAAAAAGCCCGCAAAAGAGAGTCAGGGCAGATAAGTGTGGTGTGGTGCGTTGTACTGGATTCGAACCAGTGACCGATTGCTTAGAAGGCAATTGCTCTGTCCGGCTGAGCTAACAACGCAGAATACCGATAATGGACCGCCACCGGGGACTCCGAATCTCGCACAGGGTGACGTTCTTTCCTGATGAGCTAGTGGCGGTTGGTGGCCCTTGCTGGATTTGAACCAGCGACCTGGCGATTATGAGTCGCTCGCTCTCACCGCTGAGCTAAAGGGCCGATTGCTGAATAATAACGACGCATGATTAACTCCGCAATCTCATCCGTTACGAATGATTAAATCCTGTACTTCCCGCACCGTCTGCTCAAAACGTTCAGTCTCCAGTTCAACGCCAGTTGCACGACGTCCCAGCGCCATCGCTGCTTTCACTGTCGACCCCGACCCCATGAAGAAATCTGCAACCAGGTCTCCCGGACGACTGCTTGCGCTGATTATCTGCTGCAACATTTCTGCCGGTTTTTCGCACGGATGTTTCCCTGGATAGTACTGCACCGGTTTATACGTCCACACATCGGTGTACGGCACCTGCACCGTCACACCGAAATACCGCCGCAGATGCTTATATTCACTCTGCAGCTCCGCATACTGTCGGTTCAGAGAGGCATACGTATCCACCAGCTGGTGGTGGGGCTTTTCCAGTTCACCCCGCTGATGCTTCTCTTCTGCCACCCGGGCAAACAGTGCCTGTAATTTCAGATAATCGCTTTCGTTCGGCAGCTGCCACTGACCGGCACTGAACCAGTGCGACACCATGTTTTTCTTTCCTGTGGCATCTGCAATCTGTTTTGCCGTTATCCCCAGGACAGCGCGCGCATCACGAAAGTAAGCAATCAGCGGGGCCATCACATGCTGTTTCAGTGTCCTACCCTTCGCCTCATACCCGGCATCTTTCGGACGATACGGCCCCTGATAATGCTCTGCGAACAGAATGCGCTCTGTGGCGGGGAAATACGCCCGCAGGCTTTCCTTGTTGCACCCGTTCCAGCGTCCGGACGGCTTTGCCCAGATGATATGGTTCAGCACGTTAAACCGCTCACGCATCATGATTTCGGTGTCAGATGCCAGACGATGGCCACAGAACAGGTAAAGACTTCCGGCAGGTTTCAGCACCCGCCAGAACTGCGCAAGACACTGGTCCAGCCACTTCAGGTAATCTTCATCACCCGCCCACTGGTTATCCCAGCCCTCGGGTTTCACTTTGAAGTACGGCGGGTCCGTGACTATCAGGTCAACAGAATTTTCGGGTAACGACCGCATAAATTCCAGGCAGTCGGCGTTGATTAACTCACAACTGGATATTTTTACAGTATTAAGCATGGATCATTAAGCCTGTCTCTGATAGGCTCATTCTGCTTTTGCGCAAAGCAGTGGGCCTGAGGTTTGCTTGTGAACCCAACGCATGAGCAGATGGCTGGTGGGTGCCCCTTACACCCACCAGCCGCCCATTTACCACAAATAAAAAAGCCTTCAGGACTGAAGGCGTCTGTAACAACCAAACTGATAGTCTGCCAGACCCGCCATAACCAGCTGGGTCAGTATTAACTGGCAGCGTTCGCGTGAAAGGTAAGTATTCTGCGCAATCTCCCCGACTGTCGCCGGGTCGGTAACGCTTAATTCATTAAACACCACTCTGGCGGTTTCTGTCATATCCTGCTGTTTCAGCATGTCTTTTTCCCTTTTCCGGTTAACGTGACACACCAATAACTCTTGTCGAAAAAGCCAGCAACCTGAAAGAACGGTATTAATAACCACCAGCGAATTTATTGCGCTGCTGTATATTACGGACACAAAAAAACCACCTTCCGGTGGCTTCCTTGTGCGAAAAAACTTGCATTTCGCCTCGCGATACAGCTTTGCGAAGCTTACAGGAATTCAAGCTGTTTCTGCGTAAAAAAGCAAGCTTTTTTTATCGAAATGAATCGTGCATAGGTACATAAAGCATGTGTTCAGCCACGGCTAACCAACCTGCAATACGTTTCTCACATGTGCTGAAACACCATTCCGGGTGAGTACGATTTAAACATTCTGCCATTTTTCTCTTACTCATTCCCCGTCCTTCGTACCTTTGCCGGAGAATATTGATTAGCCCGGGATATTCCCCAAGCACCTCACTGATAACGCGATCAATAATCAACGCCTCTGTGTCTGTACAATGTGACAACCAGCTCTTCTGCTTCCCTCTGGTCATATCCCGAAAAAATGCCTCAAGTTCCGGTTTTTCCAGCCCGGATTTCTTCATGCTGCGTAAAACCTCATTAACTGCTGTTTTCGTCAGCTTTTTCGAAACCAGTAACCGGTTAAACATATTTCCGGATTTACCCCCACCGATATACGACCACCGCCCCCACATCCGTAATTTCCCCTGGATCCAGACTGCTTCCAGCGTGTTCAGGCGTAAATGTTCGCCGCTTTTGCCTGTAATTTCCGGATATATCATATTTACGCTCACTCACTCTCAATTTTGTAAATCTTCACACCCAGCCGTCCACCAGATACTGGCTGACCACGTACAATATTGATTTCATCAAACTGCTCATCGTCCATTAACACTCCCGCATGCGTCAGCGCATCCAGCGGTGCTTTCAGAATATTGTCCAGGTCACGACGACGCTTATCCGGTGGCTCTGCAATAATTTTTATTGCCAGCCGTCCGGACAGGCTTAATTTCAGTCGCTGCTGGCGAACAATAAGCACCACTGCCCGGCGATAACGCTCCCCGGCTTTTGATACAAAATATGTGCTGCCACGGCGTCGCCAGTAAGTGTTCACCGTCGGCGGGTAAGGTAAAACCAAATCTATGAGCATCAGTCACCTCTTTTACCCGAGCACGCCAGTCGCAAAGGCGTGATCAAGAAAACGAAAAATTAAATCAACCTGGGAACCATGCTTTTCTTCGAACGCCAGCGGATCCGCATGAAGCTCGTTGTGATGCTCCCGACACAGCGGTAGCGTGAAAATATCGTGGGATTTTGTTCCCATTCCGCCCTGACCATGACCAATCAGATGATGAGGATCGTCCGCTGGCTTACCACAACACGCACACGGCTGTGTCTTTACCCAGCGTGTGTATTTCTCATTTACCCAGCGGCGACGTTTAGGTCGTTTCATGAAGGATTCCGGAGACTCCGGATCAACGGCAATGCTGACCACCGTCTTTTCCTGTGGTGGGTTCTGTTGCTGGTGGGTGTGAGGCGGTAGCGCAATATTTTTTGTGCGCTGCTTCAGTATGCTGGTGGCGGTCTGTTCTCCCGGTATGATGTCGCTTTCACGGTATACGGAGCGGATTTTTTCCGCACGCAACCCCAGCGAACGACGCGATACTGCCTCAGGTAGTGCGTCCACCACCTGATTGCGGACCGCCCACCAGGATAATTCAGCCAGAGATAATTCACGCTCCTGTGCGCCATTCATTGCGTGACGGATGATGTCAATCATCCAGGCGGCCAGATTCTGTTGAGC